ATTATTAGTTACCTCTAAACTGGACCTATATTACAAGACACACATTGATGATCACTCTTCGTCCCCACCAGCAAACTGCACTTAACACTTTGCGCACCCATTCTTTGGGTCAGGTTATTGTTCCTACTGGTGGTGGCAAGACCTTGATTCAAATTAAGGATGCAATGTGGCGTTTTGAGGTTAAGCAGCACAGGACAATTCTTGTGGTTGCTCCTAGATTGTTGCTTGCTAATCAACTCTGTGATGATTATCTTCAGCACATTGATAATGCAAATGCAATTCATGTTCACAGTGGTGATACCAAACATTTCAGAACCACTAAACCTGAGCAGATTAGACTTGCCAATGAAATGTGCAAAACTGTTGGTGTTCATAGTCTTATCTTTACCACTTATCACAGTCTGCATCGTGTTGTAGAGAGTGGAATTGATATTGATACTGTTTACTTTGATGAGGCACATAACAGTGTTCAGCGTCACTTCTATGGTCCCACTGATGTGCTTGCTAACAAAGCAGATCGTGCCTTCTTCTTTACTGCTACACGCAAATGTTCTGCTGTTGCACACAAACCAGGCATGAACTGGGTTGAAACTTATGGTCAGGTGATTGCTAGGGTTTCTGCACCTGAACTGGTGGAGGGTGGTTACATTTTGCCACCTAAAGTTAAGGTGATTGAGATGGATAAGCACCCTGTAAAGTCCATCACTCCTAACATGGATTGTGAGAATGTTCTCTCTTCCATTGATGATATGGGTCTGAAAAAGATTCTTGTTTGTGTAAAGACTACCAAGCAGTTGATTACACTTTTCAAGACAGACTTTGCATATCAACTCACACAGAGAGGATATTCTTACCTCTATATCACTGCTAAGACTGGTGCATTTATTGATGGTAAGAAAGTCAGTAGAGAGAAATTCTTTCACACTCTGAACACTTGGGGCAAAGATCCTAGCAAGAAATTTGTTGTTCTTCACAGGTCAATCCTGTCTGAGGGTATCAATGTGAGTGAGTTGGAAGGTGTTGTGTTCATGCGCAACATGGATGCCATTGAGATGACTCAAACCATTGGTAGGGTGATTAGAATTGGGCAGAAGTCCAAGACTTATGGTATGCTTTGTGTGCCTGTTTATTCAAATGTAGGTGTTGCCACTGAGAGAAGTATTCAGAGGGTTGTTGACACTGTATTTGAAAAAGGTGAGATGCTTGATTCTATTGTGAAGAGGTAATGAGTAACACACAACCAACAAACAGTAACATCCTGGATGTTAATCCAGGACCATTATCCTTCACAGTAGGTGACTGGAATGATGAGCAATTATTCTATGCAGCAGTTCCTATCAATGGAAATAAACTTGCTATTGTTCATCAAGCAAACATCATCAAGATATGCAGGAACACACAATCTGCCAGAAACTTTATAGCAAAGCATCAGAAAAAACGTAAGAAGATTGTTAGTTACCCACAAAGTGGACCTATTGTATGACAAGCACTAAAATGACTCAGACACACATTGAACATCCAGAAGACACCATTCTGACTGGTGATCTGTCTGCCATTGAAGCACTCTACTGCAAAGAGAGTAAAGTATCCATGAAGATGGATGGTATGTCATTAGTTTGGGGCACCAATCCTGACAATGGTGAGTTCTTTGTTTGCACAAAGGCAGCATTTAACAAGAAGAAAGACAGAAAGTGTTACAATCATGATGATCTTTACAAGCACTTTGGTCATCAAATGGCAGTGTTTGAGATACTATCACATTGCCTGAAGTATCTGCCCAGAACAGAGAACATCTATTGGGGTGATTGGTTGGGGTTTGGTCGCACTCATGTTGTGCAACAAAATACCCTAACATACGTTTTTGCAGAGAAACCTTCACAAAAACTTATCATTGCACCTCACACTAAAGTAACTATTGCTGGTGAATTTTGTAATGCTATTTGTGAACCACTGGATGAGATCTTTGATGATACTGCTATCATCAAGTGGATACAACCTTCAGTTGATCGTATGCCACCAACTGAGTTTGACATCACTGATTTAGATACAAGCAAGGTGCAGTTTATGTCTCCTTCAGAGGCATCTGTGGCACTCCGTAACATCAATGGATTGATTAGAGAGGGTGTTGACCTTACTGACACTGTTTTACTTGATGTGCTGGGTGATATCTACCTTGTGAATCTTTACCTGATGGTGGTAGAGATGAAAGAGGAAGTTATGGACAGTTTCATCATCAATGATGCCCCAATGTCATTCATCTATGATGACATTCAGGTAGATGGTGAGGGGTTTGTTATGACAAATGAGTATGGAACTTTCAAACTGGTTGATCGTCCATGCTTTGCTTATGCTAACTTCAACTCAGGCAAATTTGCAAAGAATTAAAGTTAGTTACCTCTAAAGTGGACCTATAGTATGAGAACACAATCAATGGCAAAAACAATCTTCCAACTAACACCACCTGAGCAACAAGCAAAATGGGATGACATTATGGGTCAAATGTGTCAGTTTGTCAGTGAATCAAATGCTGACATTGATATGGCATATGATTGGGTATGTGAGATGATGGAATGTGATGGATTTGTTGAGAATGAGAAAGCATGGGATTCTTTCTATGATACTTTCACTGAAGCATATGCTGCTGCTGAATGAACATTATTGACCAAACATTTCAACCCTATCACACTTTTCTAATGCAAACTGCTGAACTTTCTATCACCAACCTTGGTGCTGATAAAACTCTCTTTCTGCTTGAAGCATTGCTTGAAACTGTTAATAATAAGTGGAAGGTCAATTCTATTGAATCAGGCAGGTGTGTTTATACTAATTGGGAATATGAAGTAGGAAGGAAATATATTAAAGTATGGCAATTCATGGTTGTCAATGGTGAGAGAAACAGGGGCAGGAGTTGTGTTATGTTTGTTGATAAAAATACTGGTGCTTGCTACAAATCAGCATCATACAAAGCACCTGCTGTAGGTATCAGGTTCTGGATTAATCAATTAGCAGATAACCCAGATATTTGTGATGAGCATGGTTCTTTTCTTTACATTCGTTAATAAATATAACAACCCCTATGAACATTCTAGTGACTGACGACAAACAAATTGTTGAGATTCCTGATGGATCAGAATTGATTGATGATACATTTTATGTCTGGGAAACTAGGTTTGGTTTGCACTCTACCATGACAAAAGAAGGGAGGAAGATGCTCACCTCCCTAGAGAAAGATGAGGCAATTAAGATGACTAGATGGCATCTTAAATGTGAGCAGGATGGTTCAATGAAAGACTACACTTATGTCATTGGTGATGCAAATGTGAGTGGAAAACTGTAGATAGATTGTTAGTTACCTCTAAAGTGGACCTATAGCATAAGCACACTTCAAAATTATGAAATTCACCATCACTGACAAAAAAGTATTGATTAACAACATGGATCACACTGTAACTGCTGTTAATGGATTAGATAGAGTTGCAATCAATACTAGGTTGCACTATATCAATGAAGAACTCCTTAAGTTACGCACAAAGCAATCTGAGTTAGTAGCAATGAGAGATGAACTTGACAGGATTTGTGAGATGCAAGAGGCAGGAGAATCTGCTGATGATTGTGATAACTTGTTTGAGCAAATGTTTGGTTATGAGGAGGCAGCATGACTAAAAAACAGATTCTTAAAGTTGTGGGTCAAACTGCAAATGGAATTGATCCTAACATGGACAGACTAGAGAAGTTTGATGTATTTTGTAGGGTCTGTGATAATATGTTAGCAGAGTTCAGAATCACACAAGAGCAACACAAAAGGTGGACAGAATTGTTCTGATTATTGTTAGTTACCTCTAAAGTGGTCCTATAGTGTAAGCATCCAAACCATGAAACCCTATCCACTTGGCATTGACAATCCCATCTTAATCAAGGGTGTGATTGGTACACATAAGTGGGCATTGTATTGGAGGGAGGATATGCAAAAGATTGCAACATTCTCCAATGAATTTAATGCCTATCAGGCAAGACAAACTATCATTGAATCATTATGAACTCTGAAACAATGGATCTCAACAAACTTGAAATGTTGACACAAAGGGAACAACTAATGGAGGACATTGATTCTATCATTGATGAGTATGCTTATACTCATGTTTTGAATGTTGATGAAGCAGAAGATTTAGTTCGTGTCCTATGTGATGCAGTCTGCAAAAACTTTCCTTCCTAATTAACATCATGTCAGCACAATTCTACTCACTGAAAGCACTCAAATCTCGTGTAGATTCATTGATTGAACAACAGGGAGAGGATGCACCTTGCGCAGGTTGGATATACACCAATGAGGATATTATGACCTATGATGATGATGGAAATGAACAATACTACCCCTTAGATGTATGTCAAGAGGTGCTTGCTGATGTTCAGGATTTTGACTACATTTATCAGCAGATTCAAGAATGTATTGAAGATGAGATTAGATACCATAAATCAAAGAACAAAGTTGCATGATAGATTGTTAGTTACCTCTAAAGTGGGTCTATAGTATGACAAACAACAATCCTTACATTCAAACCCTAGTTGAGATGGGTTATGACAAAACAGATGTTCAGGTAGCATCAACAATGTTTCAAAAGAAAGAGTTTCCTCTGACAATGTATGGTAGAACATACAACACAGAAGAGGAATATCATGCTGCAATTCATGATTTTATGAATGGAATGTGATCATGACTCTACACTCTATCACCATACAAACTTGCATTGCAATTCTACTATCTTACATCATTCTTAGAGAATTGAACTCATGAATTACACTCTCAAGCAACTTCAAGAGCGAGTCAACAAACTGATTGAACAACAGGGTGAAGATGCATACTGTGGTGCATGGATTTACA